TGTTTAGCGTCTGTCAATTGCTCTAAATACTCTACCTGAGCTGCTGCATCATTAGCTTGGGCCGCTTGGGTTAATTTCATCTTAGCGTATTCAACGCGTGTTGCTTCGTCTTCAATAGACTTGTCAAGTTGCGCAAATTGATAAGATACTGCTGTATTTTCTACAGCTGCCAAACGCCGAGCCAATTCTTCATTGTTGCGCTCAAGCATCTTAATCTTGTTTTGAGCTGATAGATCCCGCTGTTTCTTTAACTCTTTTTTGAGTTTGCGTTCTTCTCTACGAGCTTCACGAATCTTTTCACGTTCCTCTTCGGTTTCGGCGCTTTCATCATCTTCTGCGTCTTCCGCAGCTTCATCTTCAGCGTCTTCGTGATCTTCGTCGCTTTGTTCCGGTTTTTTAGGCTCTTCGTAATCCTCAACTTCTTCTGGGATTTCTACCTTGGCTAAAACCGAGCCATCTTCTCGTTCTTTTATGGGAACGTCTTTTTCATTTTCTGCCATTTTTTACTTTCTACAAAGTTTTAATCTACAAACGCTTTCATTTTTTGGGCTGCTTCAAATGAGGTAATTTTGGAAATTATTTCACGCGCTTGAAGTGTAATAAACACTACAGGAGCGCCATCATCATTAGGCTGCACCACAAAACGATCACCACCGTACTTAATTGTTCTAACCAAATCACCAACTTGGCACCATGGGCCTTCAATCCAAGGCTCTAGGTTATCGGGTGACTTATATGCTAGGGGACCAATTTGGCATACTTTAGCTACAGTCTCGTTAAAACGTAAGGTTTGTCTAGTTTCATCTACCAAGATGATTCCACCTTTACTCTTGTTCTTTTCTCGGCGCAATTGCACCAATACTCTGTCTCCAAGAATCTCTACACCAGGGTCTACGTTAGGAAAACATTCTTGTTCCGAGCGTAAATCTGGTTCATCATTTTCTTTAAAATCAATCGCCATCCGGCAATCCCTTTCTGAATCCTACGATTCGTCGTTCTCCGTCAAAATTTCGTCAATAATGTCAAGAACTACTTGTAACCCCTCATGACGACCAACTAAACGTTGATAATCTTGAAAATTGTTAACATTATTGCCAGCAGTGACAGTTTCTGCTATTTTTTGCTTTTCGTTTCTCGTACGAGAAATAATTTCAGATAAAAAGTCTTTCATAATCTTACTAATGCAAGATTACTGAAAAATCCGCCCTAAAATTAATAAAAATTACCGCTTGATAAATCTTTAAGGTTTTTATCTGGTCCAATTTTGTCAGAATTCGCCATTTTGGCTTGCGCAGCGCCAATTTTCCAATTGTTGTTACGGCTTGAGCCAGAATTGCCTTTATCCAATGTGGTTTCGCCAGGTCCGCCAGCGTAACCAGGGGTGCCTGTCATTTTATAAGCTTTTTTGTAGCCTACTTCGCCGCCGGGTTGTTTTGTATTTGCCATTTATTGTCCTTCTTGTGGAGGTTGTGCTGCTTGTTGTTGTTCTTGTTGCTGTTGTGCTTGAACCATTTGTTGCTGGTGTTGCTGATCTGCCTGTATTAAGCCTTGTTGGTGCTGCTGATCTGCTTGAGCCATTTGCTGAGCATGTTGTTGCTGGGCATTTTGTAATTCAATTTGGTTTTGAACTTGTTGAGCTTGTTGTTCAAAAGCTTGTTGCTGCACAGCTAAGCCATGTTGCCTAATATCTTGGTTTGCAGCGTTAATTGCTTCCATAGCCGACATGTTTTGTTCAGCGTCTAAAGCAACTTGTTGCTGACTCATTTGTGCGTTGGCAGTAATCATAGCAACACGCTCTTTTGCTGCGTTGTTAATGTTAGCCATTGCAATATCAGTGGCGTTGCGTTGATTATCAATGTTTGTTTGAGTCTGATATTTAGCTTGTAATTCCGCAACTTTTTGTTGCAACTGGGCAATCTTAAACTGGTATTCTTGCTGGTCTTTTTGATTTTCCAACTGCATACGTGCTTGAGACTCTTCAGCTTTACGTTTAGTTTCTGCCATTTGAGTTTGCAAAATAACGTTAGCAGTTGGGTCTTGTCCCAGCATTTGTTGCTGTTGAGCTTGTTGGGCTTGTGCCACTTTTTGAGCAAGTGCTTGAATTTGTTGAATGTATGGTCCCAAATTGGCTTTAGAATCTTGATCAACTAGCTGAGAAGCGATAGCAAGGGCTTTTTGAGCATCTTGGTCTAGCGGTTTTTCTTTATGTAAATCAAATTCATCTACTCCGCCAGCGGCTTTCGCTACATAATTACGCATTTCTTGCAAATAATGCAAAGTTAAGTGTTGTTTTATGTGTTCAAGGGCATGTGGCGCAAAAACAGGGCCAATAACTGGATTAGCACCGTAAGCTGGGTTGTTGGCATATTCCAAATGCACCTGAATATGGGCTAAATGGTCTTGATCTGGGAACGCAGCTGCAGGTTGACCCATAGTCATTGAAACGTTTTCAAGGGCTGGGTTAGATTCTACTACACCAATTGGGTTAGGTAACACTTCTGCAACCGCTGGAATTTTAAGTTGATCTAAAACACGCTGATAGACTGCACGTAAATTAAACATTCCTGGGGGCGCAGATGCCGCCATTTGTAATAATGCTTGATTTTGTGCAAGGCGTTGTGTTTCAGAAAAAATATTGGGGTCGGAAACTGGGCGTACATCGCTGTTGTAAGCAAAGTCACGAACTTCAATTTCTGAACCTGACTGGTTGTCCATATCGGACAAGTACCAGTGGTTAATACGAGAAATAATATTAAGCGATTTGGCTTGGCTGCGGTGCAGTCTAGCGTGAATGCTTGAAAATACTTTAGCACCTTGCTCAATTAACGCTTGAGTAGTGCCAACAGGCATGTTGTTTGTTGCGTCGCCAATTTTTTCTTCAGCGGTAGTAACTACACCTTTTGCTGCATCTGTTAACCAACCAAGTAAGTTAAACAATACGCTTGATGGTGGGTTAAACGGCATTGGCATTGCAATCTTGCGAACATCATCAACGCCCGGTGCGCCTTCAATTTCAATTACTTGGGTTGGTTCAATTCGGTCTGATTGCCCACCAATGCGTCCACCTTTGAGTTTAAGCATTGTCTGGCTGTTGTTGATATGAGCAGCATCAAGAAGAGCGCGCAAAGACCCGGTAAGAGCAGCAGAAAGGCCACCGATAAGATGAGGCAATCCAATAGCGTAAGCTCCACGCCAAGGAATAAACTTGAACTCAACATACCAATCCATTTTTTCAAGTTTGTCATCGCCAGATTCCCAATTTCGGTATAGTCCAATAACCCTAGATGTTGTTTCATCAATGGTTAAAATATAAGGAGCACGTCTGCCTTCTGTTTCTGGATCGTCTTCCAATCGCATGAAACAAGTAATTTCGTAAACACGTCGTAATCCATCTACGTTTTTAGACGGATTTTGTTTTCCTTCAATTTTATCGTTAGCTTCTTGGGAACGAGTTTGATCTGTAAGGGGTGCGTCTGAAGAATAATTGGAGTCAATATCAATGTAAATTCCAGCTTCTACACGTTGTAGAAAAGTGTCTTCAGTAATGTCTTGTACTTCGGTAACACGTTGAGCTGTATAAAAATTAGTTGACGCGTATGGCAACAAAATGTTGTCAATCGGCACCCATTCACAAGTTGGGCGTGCTTGCTCTTCGTCAAACCGCCATTTAAGAAATTGGGAACCGCCGAGAGGTAGCTGGGTCAGCAGCTGCTCCATCTCGTCACGGTATTCGGGAATTTGTTCTGTTAACTGCCAGTTCATAAAGTTTACTTTACGATCTGCAGTTTCTTCTTTTTGTCTGTCTGCTTGACCCTTAATATTGGATTTAACTAAACCATCTGGGGGCAGTAATTCTTTTGCGGAAGAAGCGGCAAAATCTACGCAAGCTTCAGCCATAACAGGGTGGACAACTTTAGAAGCGCCATCAAACGTGGCTCCGCCAGGTGCGTCTTTACCTAAACCAGTGCGTCGTAAGCCATCTTCGTATTGCTTATCACGTTCGCTACGGGCTTCTTTGTCTACGTCAATTAAATCCAAGTACTCAACTGCTATAGCTTGTAATACACCAATATCAAACTCTTCAGCTAAATTGGTATAAAACTGAGGGTTTTTTTGTGGACCTTGTTTTTCTTGAAAATTAATTACAACGGAACCGTCGTCCAATTCAATGACTTCTTGTTCAACTTCTTGGTCGTCCAAGTCAAACATATCGGCGTATTGTTCCATCTCGTCATCTTGAGCTTCCTTTTCGTGAAGATCATCAAGACTTTCAAGATTTGGCAAATTATTGCCTGCTTGAATCGGTAATTGGGGGTTTGCCATATTCTATCTATAAATTTAATGGGTAGACGTTCCTATTTATACTAATGCAAAAAATAGGGGTTTTCCGCCCTACTGGGCGTAAGGATTAGCTGTACGTTTATTAAAGTCATCGTCAGCGTAGTCATAATCACGGGCTGGCAGGGGATCTAAACGCACCCAGCCAGAATCTCTAAGTACCCGTAATGCTTGGGAAAGTGAGTCCACGTAGTCATCATGACCCCCTGCTTCTGGGAATGAACAAACTTGTCTAAGGAACCTTTTAGTCCAATCTGCAAACTCACCTTTTTTGGTGGGCTCTTCTGGTACGTAAACTTTTCCTTTGGCCACCAACGGGGCTACAATGTTAAGACGTTGCACTTTATCGGCTCTTCCAGGGTTATATCCACGAACAGGCACACCTGCACCTTGGAGTTCTTGAATTAAAGATATGCCCGCTGATTTATCTTCCATAAGGATAAGGTCTGCTTTACGGCCTTTTGCAAACGTGTTGTCTGCGCCGTAAACCACTTCTTTAAAATCATCAATTACTTTGCGACGTAGCTCTGGATACGATAAATGGTTGTCCCATGAATCTAATAGAATTACGCAGGTTCCCACGTCGGTGTTTTCAAATACGCCCCACACCGTGCAAGCCGTTGGGTCGTTCATAGTTTTTTCGCTAGTAGCTGGATCGTATGAGGCAATGACGTATTCCAAGGTGGGAGTTGGTTTGTCAGCAGGCCATAGTTTAAATTGTTTACGTTTGATAATGCCAGCGGATTCTGGGTCCAGAATCTCACCGTAAATCTCTTGGCGACCAATGTCGGTGCCGTCATACGTTTCTAACTGTTTGAAAAATGTTTCGGAGAGGTTTGCCCTGTTGGCGTATGATGACGCGTTTGAAACGTAGACGTCGCCACCGACTTTACCTTCGTTAAGGTCGACGATAAGCTCTTTGGGCTTAGGCGTGGTGGTGATAATCTGCTGTACACGTGGTAGTCTTGGATCACGCAGACGGAGGGTAAACTGTACTCCATCATAGGCTTCGTCAATATACTGAAAGGCGCACAACTCGTCAAACCAAGCTCCGTGGTATTGTTTACCACGATAGCGTTCTGGTTCTGATGCTGGAATCCCTTGAATAAGGCTTCCGTTGATAAGGGTAATTTCAAAGAGGGACTTGTTGTAATCTCGTATAAGTGACGCGGGTATGATATTGAGAAGACCGGAGTCTCCTTCAAAGCAAGTTGCACGGATATCATTAGAGGTTGGGGCGGTGACAAGCCAGCGTGTGTTGTCAAAGGTAGCAGCCCGAATACCAATCCAATGACTGGCAGTATGCGTCTTACCCGATCCACGACCGGCAAGCATGAGGAATGTATCATACTCTCCATCCTCGGGTTCTTTTTGATGTTCTAAAGCTTGTAGTTTCCATTTAACTTGCCAAGTCAATAAGTCTAGTTGGGGCTTAGGCCAATGTTGTTTGGCTTCAATAAACTTTTTTAATATGCGTTCGTTTTCTGGCGTTACAGGCATGATATAAACCCTTCACCTACCAAAAAACTATTGTCTGGACCATCGGTTTCTATATGCACGCATAGTTGTGATGGTAGCTTAGTAATGTTGTTTATGTAGCGCCTTCCATTATGAATCAATGGCTTAGAAAGAATTTGATCTTCCATTAGCTTTAGTTTTGACCTAAACGTAATTTTGTAATTGTTTCGGTATTCGTCATAATAGATTTTTATTTTGTGCCCTAAAGATTCTAACAATCCTTGAATTTGCAAAACGGTCGGATAATGCTTTGAGGTAAATCTAAACGTATCTTTTGGTTTGGAGTATTGCCTAGACTTAGCGTGTAGTATACCACGAAGTAATTCTATACGCTGTTCTACCGAAGCCAAAAGATAATTGTTTGGGATCCTAGTTGGCATATTACCAACTAGGTGGCTTTCTACAGTGGGGTAAATAGAAAACTCTTTTTCGCCAGTAGATACTTTACGATGCTCAAAAACCTGGTATCCTGCGTTTTGTAATTCTTCGTATACTACTTTAACAAGACCTTTAGGCGCAGCTAATCGTTTGTTATGGCGTGTATTGAAATACCAAAACCCAAAAACAAACGGGGGCACAGGTAAAGTTTGGTGGGGAAGTTGGATTGGATCGGTGGTAGGTACGGAATAACGTACATCAGATTCCAGTAAGTCTTTGATTTGAGTAAAGTTTAGTGGTCTCATCCATTTGCGAACACCTTTATACCGGTGTATTTGTTCTCGGTATTTAGGAGTTTCAGCTAAAAACCCTAAGTGTTGATCACCACAAACTTCCAAGAAATCATTAAATTGGACTCGGTAGCAATTGTTTGCCCGGTATTCTTGAATTAAGGTTACTTTGCAAGGAACCCCATTTTTGTTAAAAACAATATCGCCTACTTTAAGATTGTGGGCGGTTTTCCAATAATCAAGAGTTAAGATTCGTTGAGTTGCTAGTACTGCCATAGAAATTTTTGATTACCCAATAGTCCAACCAGCGCCCTAACGGCGCTCTAATGTTGTTCTCCACAGACGGAGGCAACTTCTTAATATTAAATTTGTATTCTATTTTAAGCCGAAATTGAATGTAGGCCCTTGTTTCTTTATTAAAAATTTCAGCTGGTACATCTACTTGTTCCATATTTTGAGCGTCCGCTACGATTACGCGGAAACCACAAAACTTTCTTCCCGCGTTTTCTAACGCGCCTTGAATTTGGTATACATATCGGCCCATACACCTACTAATGCAAAAAGTTACGCATTGTCGCCCTAATCCAAGTTTTGAGTACCCCTTGTACCACTAGTATGGGTCTAATTGACTATTACCCTCCACTACGTTTTATTTTTTTAAAAATAATAAAAATAAACAAAGTAAGGGGTCCAACCCATACTAGTGGTACAAATCTTACGTAAGTCCTTGATAGTTCGTAGCTAAATAAGAATCATTCTTAATAAATTTGTACCACTTGTTATAAACAAAGGGTTTGCTGGCAATTTTTTAAAAAAAATTTTAGAAACTTGCTTTTTTGTATAAAAAACGCAAGTTATAGAAATTCAGTTTCTGTGGGGCCCCCGCCCCCGACCCTCCGGATAGGACCCTTTGGACGGGATGCCTAATAGAAAAAGCCCCCCTGCCATATTGCAGCGCAACCAATGCACCATTATGGTGCATAGCCTAGCGCACCAATGTGGTGCATTGATCTAAGTTAGTAAGCGCTTACTAATAACTAGGCAGCGCACCAATGTGGTGCATCAGTGCGCGCACCATTATGGTGCATTGGTCTATGCACTAGGTTGGTGCGCTGGCTAACTGGCAGGCAGGGGTGCGCACCATTATGGTGCATTGGCTGCGTGGTCTAAGCGCGTGCGAAGGGATAAGGGGGTAAGGACCGTATTAATAGCAACAATACGAACTATATTACCAACGTTGTATTTACGCAACTAAGGGTTTATCCCTATTTATTTATGCGCTAAACAATCGTAAATTAGTTATATAGCAGCAATTAAGCGGCTATAAATTGGAGGATTTACCACAATGAGAAAACAATTACTTAACATTGACCAAAACCCTAAAACTATCAAAGGCCAAAAATACGGCTTTATGACCGGCGTATTATACCTAGCACCGGCCAGTTTATCAGGCCGTAACGTTTGTGCAATGGCTGAAGCAGCACAATGTATTAATGGCTGCTTAAACAGTGCAGGCCGCGGCGCATTTTCTAACGTGCAATTGGCCAGGATTAATAAGACTAATTACTATTTTGACGATAGAGCCGGGTTTATGGCTAATTTGTACGCCGATATCAATCTACTAATTAAAAAGGCCAGTAAGGCCGGATTGATCCCATTAGTACGGTTAAACGGTACGTCAGATATTAAATGGGAAAATGTACCGTTAACAGTCAACGGTGTAACTTATACGAATATTATGGCCGCTTTTCCTAACCTTACATTTTATGACTATACTAAAGTCTCAAACCGCGACAACTTACCTGCAAACTATGATTTAACTTTTAGCTATAGCGGCGTACCTCAATATCAAAAATACGTCAATCAGGCCATAGCTAAGGGAATGCGAATAGCGGCCGTTTTCCGTACCCGCGCCGCTATTCCTAA